TGCCAAGCAGCGACACGCCGAAACAATTAAATCGTTCAAAGTTTCCTATACTGTAAAGCGCAGTATTTGCCTTGAATGCGGATTGAGATTTCAAGCCGACATTCTATCTCAATCGATATGTTCAGATGCGTGCCGTGATGCGCGTACTAAGTTTCAGTCACAGCAAGCGCAGGCATCGAAGTCCGACATTGATCGCTCTGAAAGAGTTTGCCCAGAGTGCTCGATAATATTCGCACCAGTGTACGGAAGGGCCCATTCGCGGTTTTGCACAGATGCATGCTCGCAGAAGAACTTACGGAGAAAAGGTAGCGCTAAGCGCAGAGCACGCATGAAGGGTGTGGCAAATGATAACTTCGATCCTATTGAGATCCTGTCTCGAGATGGATGGAAGTGTCAGATGTGCGGTGTAAAAACACCTAAGCGCTTACGCGGAACAACCGATCCTCGTGCGCCAGAGCTGGATCACATCATACCGATTTCTCTTGGCGGTGACCATACCCGCATTAACACTCAGTGTTCGTGCAGACAATGCAACGGAAACAAAGGTGCATCACTTCTCGGTCAACTTCGATTGTTTGGCTAGGGGGTATATTGCAACTCGTCAGCTTTCGATTCCAACGGAACGGCGAGGGTCCATCGCGCACGCATCCACAATTCAAAATATGACCCCTCTAAAGGATTTATGCCATGGCGAGGCCAAGAACGCCTCGCGCCAAGGCGGCAGTAGAGGCAAGTGATAAAAAAAACCCGCAGCGCTTCAAAAACCGCACCGACGCCAAGGCCGATGGCCCGCTCGGCAATCCTCCCGCATGGTTGAAGGATACGCCGGAGCTAAAAGCCAAGGCTGCATGGAAGCTGTTTGAAAAAGAGCTGCCGTGGCTGAACCAGTCGCACCGCACGTTGGTCGGTATGGCGGCAAATATTCAGGGCCGCATCATGGCTGGGCAAGAAGTTGGCGTGCAGGCGATGAACTTGCTGCGTCAGATGCTTGGCCAGATGGGTGCAACGCCTGCGGACGCATCGAAAGTTGCGACTGGCGACGACGGCGATGAGAAGGATGATCTGCTTGACTGATATGCCTGCGCTGGAGCGTGTGAGCGCTTACGCGCAAGCTGTCATTGACGGCACTGAGATTGCAGGCCCGCACGTTCGGAACGCTTGCCAGCGTCATTTCGACGATTTGGCTACCGGTCATGAGCGCGGGCTCTGGTTTGACGATGAGGAAGCGGATCGTGTGTTTCGCTTCTTCGAAGAGCGATTGAAGCTCTCAGAAGGCCAGTTCGAAGGTAAGCCATTTAAACTGCATGCCTCACAGGCCTTCAAGCTCGGTTCGTTGTTCGGTTGGAAGCGTGAAGACGGTTCCCGCCGTTTTCGTCGTGCTTACATCGAAGAAGGCAAGGGCAACGGTAAATCTCCATTCGCTGGCGGTGTCGGCCTTTTTGGATTGATCGCCGACAAGGAAGCGGGCGCGCAGATTTATGCGGCTGCTGCTAAGAAAGAACAGGCAGGGATTCTCTTTCAGGATGCTGTGAAAATGGCGCGGGCTGCACCTGCTTTGATGCAGCGCGTGAAGTTCAGCGGTGGTATTGGTCGCGAGTTCAATATTGCGCACCACAAATCACAATCTTTCTTCCGTCCGATCTCAAAGGATTCGGGAAAGTCGGGTTCTGGTCCACGACCGCATTTCGCGCTTTGCGACGAGGTGCACGAGCATCCAGATCGATCGACGATGGAAATGCTCGAGCGCGGCTTCAAGTTTCGTCGCCAGCCGCTGCTACTGATGATTACGAACTCTGGCAGCGACAAGAACAGCATCTGCTGGGAAGAACACGAGCACGCAGTTCGGGTTGCGGCTGGGACGCAGACGCCAGACGAGGTGTTTAATTACGTCGGTGAGGTCATCGATGACACGACCTTTGCATGGGTTTGTGCGCTCGATAAGGGTGATGACCCTCTGAACGATCCGACTTGCTGGAAGAAAGCTAATCCACTTCTCGGTGTGATTCTGACGCACGAATATCTTGCAGGCGTTGTTGCTCAGGCCAAGCAGATGCCGGGCAAGCTGAACGGCATTCTGCGTCTGCACTTTTGCTGCTGGACCGATGCCGATAAGGCATGGATGCCGCGTGAGACTGTCGAAAGCGTCATGGACGACTTCGACCCTGAAGAGGAACACGCAGACAAGCCTGTCTTTATGGGCGTCGACCTTTCCGGCAGTAAGGATATGACTGTTCTTGCCTGTGTGATTCCTACGGGTTTCATGGAAATGGAACGTGATGACGGAGCTACCGTCAGTCTGCCGACCTTTGATGCGTGGGTTGAGGCTTGGACGCCACAGGAAACTCTGCAAGCCAGAGCGCAGGCCGACAAAGCGCCGTATGAGCTATGGGTGCAGCAAGGCTGGCTCAATGCCACGCCGGGCAAACGTGTCCGATATGACTTTGTTGCGGCACGACTTCAGAAGCTTGATCAGAAGTTTGAAATCAAAGCCATTGCTTACGACCGCTACGCTTACGACAAGTTTCGCGAAGAGGTAGACGCGCTCGGCATTGAAGTTGATCATGTTGCACATCCGCAGGGTGGTAAGGTCAGGGCTAAGCCCGAACCATCGAAAGTTGAAGCCGCAAAAGCCGCTGGCCTGCCACCCCCGCAAGGCTTGTGGATGCCGGGCTCGGTACTGGCGCTAGAAGACATGATCATCGACGGGCGCATTCGTTTAAGGCGAAACCCGGTGTTGATGACTGCCCTCATGGGCGCCACGTTCGATCACGACCCGCAAGAAAACCGCTGGTTTGTAAAAACGAAAGCTTCGGTTCGTATCGATGCGGCGGTAGCTTTGGCGATGGCTATTGGTGCTGCGATGGACACTCCGATTGAGCCAGAAGAAAACCTCGATGACTTTATCAATAACATGGTCGTCATCGCCTAACTCACGACGGAGCGAATATGGGCTTCATTGATCGATGGGTCGGAAAACCCATCAAGCTCACCGACGGCGAGTTCTGGCGAGGTTTCTTCGGCCTTGGAACGACTTCAGGTGAAACAGTCACTTACGAAAAAGCTCTTGAGCTTGATGCAGTCTGGGCGTGCGTAAATCTCGTAGCGAACTCGGTAAAGACGCTCCCATGCAACGTGTTCAAGGACGACGGCGTCACAATCGATCGTGAAAACGTTCTGTATGAACTGCTTCACGATATGCCCAATCTTGATGACACAGCGTCTGATTTTTGGGCGATGGTGGCCATGTGCCTTTGTCTGGACGGTAACTTTTTCGCCGAAAAGAAGATGAACGGTGGTCGCCTTACAGCTTTGAATCCGTTTCATCCGCTCGCCGTTAAGGTCTGCCGTGACGATCGGAACAATCGATACTACGAAGTGACCGAAACCGCCAAAGGTAAGTCAGGCACGATCCGTCGTATCAGCGAAGACAAAATGTTCCACGTTCGTGGGATGGTCATTCCCGGCTGTGATCGCGGTCTTTCGCCAATTGGCGTGGTCCGGAACACTGTCGGGAACGCGCTTGCGGGTGAAAAGACGGCCGGCAAAATGTTTGCCAACGGCATGCAGGTTGCGGGCGTACTTTCATCTGACCAGATCCTAAAATCAGAACAGCGTAAACAGCTTGGTGAAGTTCTTGGCCAGTTTGCCGGGTCTGAAAAGGCCGGCAAGATTGCTGTTCTGGAAGCTGGGCTTAAATACCAGCAGCTAACGATCAATCCTCAAGACGCACAGATGCTCGAAACGCGCCAGTTCAGCGTTGAGCAGATATGCCGTATCTTCGGCGTGCCCCCTGTCATGATTGGTCATGCTTCAAACGGGACGACGACGTGGGGCAGCGGGATTGAGCAACTTATCCTGCAGTTTACTAAGACCTGCCTTACGCCATTGCTGCGCAGCATTGAATCGGCCGTCTATCGCGATTTGCTAGATGCAAAGACCCGTAAAACGACAGTCGTGAAGTTCAATATGGAAGGCTTGCTGAGAGGCGATAGCCAAGCGCGCGCTGACTTCCTGCAGAAGATGGTCAATACCGGCATTTATACGCCAGATGAGGCGCGTAGTTACGAAAACAAGGCGTCAAAACCGGGCGGCGATCAGCTCATCGTCAACGGAACAATGCAACCTTTGCACGGCATCGGCCACAACGGCGAACCATCGCTTGATGATGCGCCCGAAACGCGCGCTGCTTAAGGATACTTTATGAAATTCGAACACATTTTGACAGCCTTTGAGGCTGAACCGTGGGCGATTCAGCGCGAAAAACTGGCAGTCCTCGCGGATATTATCGCAGCTCGTGCTGCCGGTGATAAGTTTGTGACGTCTGAGTTTGTTGCTGCTGTTTCTGATGCTCGGGCGAAAGAGATTGCGGAAACCGATGGTAAGGTTGCAGTAATTCCCGTTTACGGGGTGCTTTCTGACCGTATGGACATGTTTTCTGCAATGAGCGGAGGCACTTCATATGCCGGCATCAAGCGGCAGCTCCACAAGGCGCTGTCGAATGACGATGTTAAGGCCGTCGTGCTTGACGTTGATAGCCCAGGCGGTTCTGTACCTGGTACCGACGAGCTGGCCACCGAGATTCGCAAGCTACGCGGTGGCGAAAAGCCGATCATTGCGCAGGTCAACAGTCTTGCCGCAAGTGCCGCATACTGGTTGGCATCGTCCGCTGACGAAATCGTTGTTACGCCTTCGGGCCGAGCTGGTTCGATCGGTGTCTACACCGCGCATGATGACATTTCGGCCGCCTTGGATAAGGCGGGCGTTAAGCGGACGTATATTTCCGCGGGCAAGCACAAGGTCGAAGGCAACGAAACCGAGCCGCTTGGCAAGGAAACACTGGCGTATATTCAGGAAAGCGTGAACCGTTCGTATGAACGCTTCCTAACAAGCGTTGCCGATGGTCGCGGTATCACAAAAGCCCGCGTGGAAGCTGACTTCGGTCAGGGCAGAGTTTTCTACTCGGAAAAGCTCATCGAGCTGGGTATGGCTGACCGTGTCGCAACGCTTGACGAGACACTGGCACGCTTTGGTGCCGAAACCGAGCCAGCATATGTGCGCAGGGTGAAAGCATCTAACGCCGCAAAGGCTGATGCAGCCAGGCTTCTTGCTACTAAAATGGCAACAGGCGAACAGATTACCAAACGCGAATTCGAGAACGGTTTGAAGGGTCTTCTAAATCTATCGAATTCTGAGGCAGAGCGGGCCGCTCGGCTCTACCTCAAGGAAGGTCAGGGGGCTCCTGACGTCGAGACGGATGCTGCTGCTTTGGCAGCCCTAAACCGGCTTTTGGCCGAAGCAAACACACCACTCATCAAAATTTAAGGAGCCACACATGGCTGATAACGTACTTGCCGATAAAATCGGCGAGCTTGGTACTTCGCTTGCCTCCATCAAGGAACAGGTCGGCAATCTCGCTGTAGACTTTACGTCGAAACTTGCTGCTAACGGCGAGGTTTCTGCTGAACTCAAGGAAAAGACCGACAAGGCACTTTCTGAGCTCGGAGACATGACCACACGCCTTGGCGATCTCGAAAAGCGCGCCGCCCGTGAAAAGGACGAGGGCGCCAACGAACAGAAGTCGCTTGGCGACATGGTTATCGACTCTGCCGATTATAAGGCGGGGATGCTGACGGGTGCGTCCCGCGGTTCGATCAAGGTGACGGCAGATCGTGCTGCAATCACTTCGGCCAACACCACTGTGGGCGCTGGTCGTAGTCAGGGCACGTCACTCGTTCCAGGTGCACGCGTGCCGGGCATCTTTGGTCTGCCAGAGCGTACTCTGACGATCCGCGATCTCGTGCTTCCGGGCCAGACTTCTTCGAGCTCTATCGAGTACGTGAAGGAAACCGGCTACACGAACAATGCGGCTCCTGTCGCTGAAACGACTGCAAAGCCATATTCGGACCTGACGTTCGATATGACCTCCGCGCCGGTTCGCACTATTGCTCATCTGTTCAAGGCTTCGCGCCAGATCTTGGACGATGCTCCGGCCCTTCGTTCCTACATCGATGGCCGTGCTCGTTATGGTCTGCGCTTTGC